AAAATTCAAACATTTGATAACCGTATTCATCAGGAGGAACTGTATTTCCTGCATCGTCAACGACAGTTACATCAGGTCCAGGGAATTCGCTAGTTTGGCCAGCTGGGTCTGTAACTCCTTGAGCTAAGAACTCAGTTCCAAATCGACTGCGCGCTCCTCCGGCAGCTTGAATAACAACGTTTTTTAAATCAAGAGCTCCTTTCTTATAAACTTCCATGTCCGATCTAGATTTTAGAGCTTTATCTAACTGGCCATGTGTAAAGTCATGTGTGGTAACTCTAAAAGGCATCTAAAAACCTCTATAATAATGATTAGCTAATAACGGATTATCTCTAACAGTAACGGCCGAAACAGCTGTAGCATCTCTGTTTTGAGCGCGCATCTGTTGAATCATAGCTTGTTCGCCCCAGTATTTAGCTATCTCAGTATTGCCAGTCAGAACTGTGGCGGATTTAGCAGCCACGATATGACTTAGAGCTAAGACAAAATATACGGGAAAATCGCTCTCAGGGATATTATAAACGTAACCCCAGTACCAATCAGGATTTTGATTAGATAAAACTAGTTTTCCGACAATTTGATAATCAGCTGCGAAATATGTGTCATAAGCTTGGATATAGTCCAAGGGTAATTCATATGCATACCCAAACCTAGGGTTTGGTGTCGGATTTGGAGGGTGAATAACTGGTATAAGTTTTTCCCATTTGGTAGCGAATCTCCAAGGATGCCAAGATAATAAGTTAGCTTTTTCAGCATCGTAAATTATAGACATCGAATTAATAACTGGGTTAGCTATGTTTAGAGTGGTGACTACCGGGTCTCCTAGGTAAGCTAGGGCTTGATTGATAACTTCTAGTTTTGTAGTCATCTAGCTCTCCTAAATAAAGTATTGAGGTACTGTATTCATAATTTCGCACCATAGGTATGCTGTATTTCCCGCAGGAGGTCCAGGAGGTCCCGGAGTTGTTTGAGGGAAAGGGGCCCATCTAACATTAACTCTATCCGGAGCTACACACGCGGCATTGAAAATAGTCCAAGGAACTACAGTAAATCCGGATAAATCTTTAACTGAGAGTAGGCAAACATCTCCGGCAGATAAAGCAACTCCTAGTTGTATTGGGCTAAACTCAAAATAATCTTCGCCACTAATTGGTGCTTGAGCTTTGGTTGTATATCTAACAATGCCTCTAAATTTATAAACACAAGAGTTATGATTCCAGAAAGCATTTGGAGAATCTGCGTCAGCTATCACAAAATCTTCATCTTCAGCTAAAATAGTAATTTTCTGATAAGGAGGGTTGTGCGGTAAGTTTGTGAACCCGGTGACTTTATAAGTTAGCGTCACTCGCTCATCACTAACGAACTGGTCTGGATTGTGAGCTAAACCGTGTAGTCTGATTCTACTTCCAAGTTGAAATTTGCGGGATAATTTATCAAAAAAACCTTGCGTTACCATCCATCCGAGCCAAATAGTAGGGTCATTATAAAAGTAATCGATAACAGCTTGGTCTGGACTAATTTCTCCTGGCGTGATTCGACTTAACTTTGTGATGTCAGCGAGAGGTAAAGAGTTTGGCATTATCTTTCTCTATAATTTAATAATTAAGATCCTTGGTTGATAATTGGGGAACTCGGACGATGGACTTCAGTATAAACGTAGACGCTGCCGGCAGCTTGAGGATTAGCTCCTATTTTCCAAAAGCGGTAAGATATTTGATTATTTCCGGGTCCGCACCAAGTATCGATTAAACCGCAAGGTCCTGCGACTATATCAGATAGTTCAGAACCTCCTAATACTCCAAAAGCCATGTCAGTAGTTATGATGCCTAGTTTATTTGAAAGAGTAACAGGATAAATAGTGCCGTCTGCGGCGATTGGACCCGTAATTGTTACGTTAACAAATCCTCTGAAAAGTAAACGCGAGTCTTGTAAATGCTCAGCTGTATTGACGGGGGTGCCGGGTACGTCGGCATTGCTAATATAAAATCCATTTCTCGGACCAACTGCAACAAGAACAAAATATTTATCTGGAGATGCAGCGGGAAGAAGTTCTTTAACCCACACGGTAACTGCTGGAGATTGAATTACAGGTTCAGGGACAAATGGGTCTGTAGCCACTCTGCCAGTGAGTTGAATTGTACTTCCGACCTCGACTTGAGTGCCTATAGGGTCAAAAAATCCATCAACCATCATATTATCAAGAAATTCGTCATTATCTTTATATGAAAAGTGAGGTACAGCTTGGTCGAAGCTTAATTCGCCCGAGCTCATTTGGGCTAATAGTTCTGGTTTGCACTGAGCCATTTTATTCTCCTAAGGGGTGTAAGGTGTCCATTGGTCAACTTCAACGTCATATCCAGTTTGTGAGCCAACCACTAATAGTGCGTACTCAACTCCTGGAGCTCCACTAGGAACATTAGAAACTACGTTAATTAAAGAACCAAATGTAACAATATTAGTAATGGAATCTCTTTCATTTGCGCCAGGTTCATTTAAACCTAATCCAAAATAATGAACAACGGGACCATTTAAAATATCATCTATAGAATCATCGCCTGCGTAATAGTTAAAGAGCAAAGGTAATTTCTCAGCTCCTAACTCAGAGCCGCCTATAAATGAAAAGTTATTAATATTAAAAGCCATATTTATCTCCTAAGGAGCCCATGCAGTGGCAGGTTCAGTTTGCACGTTGTCATTATGTTCGCTAGTTACAACTAGTAAAGCTTCGAATCTAGCCGGAGTGCCGCTGGAATTATTGGAATTAACTAAAATCAAAGCTCCTCGATTAACATAAGTGCTGACGCTAGTTTTTTCATCATAAACAGGAGAAAAAGAAGCTAATCCAAAATAAGCAGGGATTAAACAGTCAGCAATTGTATCATCTCCAGCAAAATAACTAAATATCAAAGGCAAACCTCTATCGGGAGAAACTTCTGTTCCCGCGATTTGAGCAAAGTTCTTTCTATCAAAAGCCATATCTATCTCCTAAGTGCTAAGGGGTTGGTATACTGTCTCGAAGTTGAGTCCAGACGCGAATCGTTTGACCTGGAGCTACAGCTCGTCCCCAGTTAATTTCTATTTGACCTAGTTGAGCTTCAACGTATTCAATTCCCTGATGAGCGCCAGGAGGAGCAACATCAACTACAGGAGAATTCAATGAATAATTAACAAACATCCCAACCTCAGATTCAGGATATGGAACGTTATCTATAGGTCCTCCACTAGTAGTGAAGGTTAAAGAACGTTCGGCCATAATCTGATACTGAACTAAAGGAGGAGTTATTAAAACTTTTGCAACCACTACGGGAAAAGTTAAATTATATTGGTCAGGATATGGTTCGATTACCCTCAATAAATCATAAGCAACTTGGGAAGCCGGAAGGGCTATTCTCCAATATGTTGCTTGAATAATGGAGCCAATTCTAAGTAAATGTCGGGCATCATTAAAGTAACCCGGGACAAACATAGCAGCTATGTCATCAGTTTCGGATTCATACGTAAAGTTAATAGCTCCAGGAAAAGTGTGGTCTGTCTCCCCAGCAGAGATGCGCGTCATTCTTTTTTCTTGGTAAGGCATTTTAATCTCCTAAGGTGACGGTGTAGCAGACCTAATTTGGACCCATAAGAGCACTGTTTGGCCAGCAACAACTGGTCTAGAATAGTCTATGAGTATTTGTCCAGCTTGGCATTCAACGAATTCAATTCCTGAGTGAGCGACTGGAGGTCCAATGTCTGTAATTCCTGAATTTAATGAATAAGTGGCAAAAAAGCCAACTTCAGATTCAGCTAAAGGAACTATGTCTGTATTTCCTCCAGAGGTAACATAAGTCAATGGGACTTCTGCCATTACTTGATAAACTGGAGAAGGAAGAGGTGCGGCTGGCGTGACTCTTTCTAGTACAACTGTTTCGATATTTGGTTGGTCGGTTACTACTACATATAAACCGCTGGACCAATTTGGACCGTACACATCTGTAGTATATGAAAGTGCTAAATAACTTCCGTATCTTAATAACTTAGCTATAGGGTTGAAGTAATCATCGGAAAGCTGCCCGGTAGGGTTTGCTGGGTCTAAATCGTCTTCGTGGCTCTCATAAAAGTAAGATGCGCATCCTGCTGTTTGTTTGGGAGCTGTTTCTCCAGCACTAAATTGTACAAAATTTTTGTGGTCAAAAGCCATGGTATTATCTCCGCAAAGTTATGCCCCCGAAGGGGCTATGAATTTAAGCTAAAGGTCCTGCATTACCATCGCAGTCAATAAAGACGATACCTTTACCTAGAAGCGGAGAGGCTCCCATTCTAAGTCTAGAAATAGTTAACCATGACTGATGAGTTGGAGACCATTCAACTTCTGTAACGGGATTTAAAGCGTAAACAGCTCCAAGAGTTTGTTTATGCCAAGCGATAGCTGTTTCGGTAACATTAGCCAGAGGTGGCGCTAAAGCTCCAGTGGCGCGGATAGTGATTCCGCCTTCAGTTCGCGAACCTAACGTAATTATCTTAAACCCCATGAAGGTATCAATCCCACCTTGCATTAAGTTCTTGGTATTGTTATATAAAATGTTAGTTGGTTTATCTCCGTCGCTCATAATACTGTGCAGCATATTAGCGTTTATAGCGAGATATCTGTCTTCATGAGGAACGTTAGCATCATCAAGTAAAGTGGCTGCCTTTACAATTTTCTGAACATTGAAATTAACAGCGGTTCCGGCTACAGTTCCGCCTTCATCTGCATCAACTAAGTTAGGTGGTTCTTGGTCAGGAAGATTAACTAAAGGACCGCCTGGATTTACGGCTGAATAAAGAGCATCTAATAAGAATTGGTCTTCGCGTCTTCCAGCTGATTTAGCATGTACAATTCCAAGCTGGCTGAGTGTATCTATAATTAATTCAGCTTGCTGAAATATGTCAACTGGCAAGTTTAAAATATAATTTTGGAAGTCTGTGCTAACTTGACTGTAATCATTGCTACTAACTGGTATTAAAGATTGATAAGAATTCCTTAGCACCATTGATGCATCGCCCTGCAAAGGCCATTTATAAGCTGAACCACGAGCTCCAGATACAAGCTGACAGGTGCCTTGTAATTGGCTAGCTGCCTGATATGCATTAGTAAATTGATCATGAAACTGCTGGATTGCGACGTTCGTTAATTGAGCTGGCATTATATATTCTCCTAAAAAAAAGATAAATTGTTTTGAATCTTTTCTTAGGGTTGGCCAGGGGTCCCTTCGTCTGATTCCTTAAATTAATTAAGGTTAGGCTAACGCGTCCTTGGAATTAGTATAGCTTAAGTTTAGATTAAGATACAATAACTTCTTTTGCGCAAAATCCACGGGAAGTTTGTTCTCTAATAAAAGTAACTTCTTGATTAGCTCTTAGATTTTTATAACCATTCATCTGAATTGCTGAATAATGAACAAATACGTCTTCAGCATCAGTATCATCAGTTATAAATCCATAGCCTTTTTTCTCACTAAACCATTTAACTCGTCCTTTTATCATGGTCGAATAGCTCCATATCTTCTTTCAAAGTATTGTTTTCCTTGTAATCCGCACGAGTGACGGTAAGATTCTAGTTGCTCAATTAAATTAGGAATGGTATCAATAATGGTGCAAGCATATCCTTTTTGAATAGCCATTTTAACCCAGAGTCGTTTTAAATTCCCGAGTGATTCAGCTCTAGGGTCAACATGAATAAACCAACCTCCGAAAGCGTTTCGATTCCATTGCGCAATAAACACATTTGGGAAGGCTTCGCCAACTTTTGAATCTAAATGACACTGAAAATACGGGATTGCTTGGTTATCTTTTAGCTCAGATAAGTGTTTTAATACTTGCTTAGTTAGCTTTTCTTTTTCAGGCGTGGCTCTTAAAATTTTACTTTTAGGTGTTTGTTTAACCAAAGTCTCTTTCTCCTGGGTATTCATCTTCGTAATCTCTATATAAGGCTTTCTTGGCGTTTTCGCGTTGTTGTCCTTTTAATTTATCTAATGACTGTAATCTATCTCGAAGTTCATTTTGTCTAGTCCAAGAGTCTTTTTGTCTAATAGACTCAGGTCCGGGGATATTCGCATAATTATGTTCATTCACTAAAGTCGTGAAGGCTTTAATAGCTCCGGCTGTTTGAATTTCTTCGAGTAGTTGATTTAAGGAGTCTCTATCTACATGGGGATTAGTTGCGGCCATTTTAACCGCGACTTCAAATTGGTCTTTATCTCCATTGGTTAACTGGCTGTATTCATTGTCAATGTGAGCATCATAATCTTGATCGCTTTTAAGAGTTTCTGCATTGACAGATTCTACAAGCATGTCAGTCATCTGATTTACCATGTCCTGTGATACTTCGTTGGATTTGCATATATCGAGGAAGTCTTTGTAATAAGGATTTGAAGTATCGTACGTATAACCTTTGTCGACAAATTCTTTAGGTAAATCATAAGCATATCCTTCTTCGGGAGCTCCACTGAGTCCTTTGAGTTTGTCATTATAAAGTTTCCTGAGCTGAGTATGAGCTTTAGCTTGTTCTTCAACTGTTTTGAAAGTTTTGGAATTGAACCAGTCAGGCGGCGATCCATCGCCAACAACTTGTCCATGTTCATTATCTGACCAGAGCCATCCGTCCAAAGCTCCAGCTTCTCCTCGGACGTTATTATTTAAGAGCGGTGCTCTATTGTCTGTATCCTGCTGAACTAAATCAGTTAATTGATTTCCAGGGTCAGTGTCCAGTGATGAATACCCTTGGTCTTCTCCAACTGGAGCAACCGGAGAGCTATCTGCAATTCCTTCTTCGCTCATTTTATTTCCTCATAATTTTGATTGGCGTTTATAAGTTTCTATAAATCCTAAGATTGTTCGAATCATATCATTTTCGCCAACGTGATAAGTATGATTAACATCTGGGCCCATTTGGTGAGCTAATCTATTTCTTAACCAGTGACAGAATTCCTTCCCATAGACATTTTTTTCTAGAGCTTCATAGGCGCAAAAAGCCAATCTAGTTAAATCTTCTTTATCTTGTTTTTGGATTTGTTTGTTTTTTAATTCTAAATCTTCCATCTATTCGGCTGCTTGTCCTTCCATTTGTTGTGAATTAGCTTGAGCTTGTTGTTGGATAGCTTCGGCTTGAGCGGCCGATGCTTGTCCTTGTTGTTCAGTAAGTTGCGCTTTTTGTTGAAGTTTTCTCATTATAGCTTGTTTAGAAGCGGTGCTGCGCATGACTTTCGGATCGACGTGCATTTTTTCTAGAACCCAAGTTGGAACGTCTTCGATTTGATAGCCCATTTGAGGAGCTTTGGCTCCAACTTCAGGACCAACAATGTTAGCCATATATTGAGTAGCTTGGAGAGCTTTTTCAACTTCAGCTCGTCCTTGAATATCTTTGATAGCGCTTTCGAACTCAACAGTAATATCGTCATCATTAATAACTGGAACTGGAACCATTCCTAAACTGTGAAGAATTCGCCAACATTTATCGACTACTTGTCGGCATAGTTCACGCTCAAGTCTTCCGGCCATTGATTGGTTTTGTCTGAGCCATTCAGCTTGTCTGGCTTGAACTTCAGTTGCTGTTTTTTCAGTTTTAGTATTCGGTACAATAGGGTTGGTATTAAGAGCCTCATTAACAGCGTGTACAAGCTCTCCTCTAGTTAGTTGGCTATATGTAGGTTGTCCTTGTATTTGCAGCTGTTGAATGGGCGTTACTCCTGGCGCAATTTGCTGTACTGGGATAATAGCTCCTGGAGCTATGCGTGCAGTATATGGATTAACTTCCGAACCAGCGGCTACTAAAAATATAGGGTTAGCATTGTAACTAGCAGCTTGCAAATCAAATTGAGCTAATTGATTAAGCTCGCGAATAAATGGGAGCATATCGATAATTGGTCCGCGCCCGAATTGTTCTCCAGCATAAACATTCCAGCGGAAAACTACCCAGGGACTCCAGGCACGGTATTCTTTAATTATAAAACCTTCAGCTCCTTCTAAGTAAACAAAGAAGCAATATTTTTTACTGCCTGAGATTTGGGGTTCATAAACGCACCCTTCGATTAGCTCCATCTCAGTGTAAGCGTCTGAATTCATTATCTCTAATTGAGATGTAGTAAAATTTCCCTTAGGCCAAGTTTCTTTTATAGTTCGAGCTGGTAATCTATATTTTCTGAAAACGTTTTCGATAGTATCATCAGGACCTTGTTCCACGCTGACTTGATGTAAAGGAACTCCTTTGAATTTAAAGGGATTATGTCTATCACCGGGTTGAATTAATAAAACTCCAGTGCTAATTCCCATTTCCATGAGTGATTGATAAGTGGCATTAGCGAAGTTAGATTTGTTTAATGATTTGAAGAATATTTCGCGCCATTCGTCACATTCGATTTGAGCTTCTTTCGGACTTATTCCTGAGTTAGCTTTTAGAACTCTTGGTCCTGGTTTGAACTTAGCCCAGTAAGAAGTGTTGGGCATTAACATCTGTTGGATATTAGCTGCAAATTTTTTAAGGCCAACAATTGCTGTAGAATCGAATACTTTTTGAGAACGAGGTCCGCCGGCTATTCGGCGATAGATAGAGAACTCTGCTTTGTTAGGCATAACAAGTTCATAGCACTGTTGAAGTTGTGACATCCATTTGTCAGCAACGCCTTTTGCGCTATAAAATCTATTGAGCAGATGTTCTTTAGATAATTCTTTCATCCAAGAGACCCGGTTTCTTGTTGTGAAAATCCACCTGAACCTGAAGCAGCGCTACGAACATTTCTCAGTGTTTTCTCTTGGGCTTGACGATTTTTAGCAACTTCAGAAGCTCGCATTCGTTTGAGTTCAGCTTCTTGTTCTTCCATTTGTTTTTCGATAGCAGCTTGTTCTTTATCAAAAGCCTTGGTATCTAAGTGACTATGGTGTCCCATATTTTGTCCTCTCCTCATAAAATAGTAACATTTGGAAACTTAACTAAGTGTTTATATAGCTGTTTTGGAGTGATAACCCAAAAAGCTTTGATTCCTAAAAACATTTTGATTAATGATATGCAGTTATAGGGCACAAGTTTAGGATACCATCTGGATATCCAAAACGATCTAGCAAAGGGTTTGACTTTTAAAACTTTGCATTTAGAATATTTAAGTGCTCTTATATATCTTTCAATTGAAAATACGGGAACATGTGTTCCTTTGATTCTAGTAAAAAGAAAGTCGTATTGCATTAAACCATTCCCGACATTTTGTTTAATAGAGTCTTCCAATAAGAAAGCGTGTGTAAATTTATCATCTAAGCCTGACTGCCAATATGTGAACTTTGGTCCTTCTCGAAATACGACATATATTTCTTTATACGGTTGGTTCGTGCCTGGCGGGTTTCTGAAATGAGCACATATTTGTAGGGTGCGATAATATAAAGCCAGCCACTTTTGCTCAAGAACCTCGGAGAAAGTTCTTTTATCTTCGTCGTTCTGGAACATCTGTCTTTTGCCTCAAAAACTTCAACGCGAGAAAATCTAGAAGAAACTTCAGCTTGTAACTTTCTAATCTCGCGAGCTACTGATTTGTACGAATTAAACCCCATTATTATCTTTCGCCACGAACTTCAGGTGGCTCGTAACTATTTCCGTGATTTCCGCCATGAATTACAGGTCTTCGTCGTCGGTGTTCACGGCTTTCAGCCATGTGAGAGCGCTGAACTTCTGTAGCTTTTTCACTGGTTCGATGGCCATGAGTACCCCAAGTCTGATTTTTGTTCGTAGGTAAAGGGGTTGAAGATTTTAAATTTCCGAAACTTGAAACTCCGCCACGGGGTCCTTTTGTTCTCGGTGCATCTTTAGAGCGCGATTCTTTCATTCGTCTTTTTTCTATAACTCGTCTTGCTAGAGACATAATTTCCTCACTTAGATAATATTCGTTTAGCCAAACCAGGGTCTTTCTTTTTGATAGCGCGCGCGACTCCGCGTCTAATACCAGCTGGATTAGGTGCATTATGCGCGTAGGCAAGTGCTGCGCGAACTCTTTTTGGGTCTATTTT